TATCAAAACCTGTAAGGATAGAACCACCAAGTCGGTATTGAGAAAGTCATTACGGAGGTTATTACAGTATTCAAGTGAGTGTGGTAAATACACTTATTCAATGAGCGCAAAGAGCCTATGTGAGAATAAGGGTATTGACATCCACAAATTAAACAGGACACACCCCAATACAAAATTACTATCTAAAGAAACACCCAATAAACCCATTATGTTGTTGGAACATCCATATCCATTGAGTGAGTTTATGGATGACCTGATGAAAACACCGAAGGAATTGTTATTGGTGAGCCTAATGAAGTATCCCCCATTGGTATGGATAACTCGCCAGGAGAACGACCTGTTGAATTCCAATGGGTTTAACAGGAAGAGACCTGGTGGTTGGAAAAAATGTTATGAAAAATGTGAAATAATTTTGTGTGGTCAAGTATTCTGATGTATCTTTGTTCCACTAAAAACAAATAAACAAAATGAAAAACCACTTTTACATCAGCATCAAGACCCCTCGTCAAGAAAAGGACATTCTAACTATGAAAGTTGAAAACGAACTCCTGAAGAAATTACAGAGGAATGGAAAAAAACACAATATGTCTCAAGTTGATTATGTCAACAATATGTGGCGAATGAGAGACTGGAACGAAGTATTGGTTGGTATTGCCATATCGTATGTATCAAACACAGAAACCTACAAAACCGCAACTGAACTTTTCACAGACATACCATTTGTTGTGTGTATGGAACTCACAAGTGAATATGGTTTTGGAAAAGTTCAGATGTGTGGTTCAGCATCACTCAAAGAGGATACTGAATTGGAAGCGGTGAAAGTGTCTAAAGAACAATTTAACCTCGTAAAGAACATCCTTCAAACAGTGTAAAAAACTACATAAGGGGGTTGTATAATTCAACCCCCTTATGTATCTTTGACCCAACAAACAACAAGACCTATGAAAACCAACAAGAAAAAGTTTAACGACATTATGGAGTTCAGTATCTCCGCTGTCAACCTTATGAACCCCTCTGTTCAACGAATTATTGTTTCTGAACAGGACTTTAACCAGGAACAACTGGCTCTGATGAATGATATGGAGGTACGCCTACAATGTATCAGGAATGTATACATCAGCACATCGGTTGACAATGTCCTCAACCTCATTGATGATGAGAACGAAATGAAGACCGCAGAGAAGAATATGTGGTCAGTGTTGAAGTATTGGGACAACCTCTAATAACAAGACCTATGGAAAACAACATCCAAATACACCTGACCAATGTAGAATACCTACGATACATCCACCTTCTTGAATTGGGGGTGAATTTCAAACTCCTATCTGAAGGATATGGTATGAGTGAACTGTTCTGTATCAAATTCCACACAGAGGACTACCAGTATTTCACTATGGTAGAATTCCAAGAGAACAAAATGAAAGAACACCAAATGGAGGTGTTTGACGAACCAAACCTTTAATGTATCTTTGACCCACTAAAAACAAAACAAGACCTATGGAAACTTTAGTATTTAAGAAACCCGAAAACCACCAACCAGTATCAATGGACTACCTAAATGAATTGGTTGACCTGTCAAGACAAAACCCCCTATTCCAAGACATCACAAAGAAGGAAGGATTTGAGTTTAACCAATTCAGTTGGAATTGGGAGTGGATGTGTTATTTCAAGGGTAGTAATGGATTTATAACCATCCATCCAATTGATGACAGTCGTAATTTGATGGTTCACTACTATATGAGAGGTAATGAACAAAATGGGGTACGGTTTATGTTTACAGTAACAGACAGAACCACTACCCAAGAAGCGTCAAATTCAATGGTAAAGGCGTTATACCAATGTTACAAAACCAGTAACGAGGCGGTTAAGAAAAACCCCAACTCAACTAACTATACACAACCCAAGAAAAAGCGTAAGTAAAATGAAAAACACAACACTATCACTCAAAGAACTCATCACCCTACTTCACAACCATCCTGATGTGATAACATTAGATGTATGGTCAAAAAATGAGCTGTATGACAAGGTTAAAGACCGTGTGGAGGATTATTATGACATTGATAACCCAGATGGACTGACCATTGAGGATATCATCCAAACTATCACAGACAGAATTTGGATTGAGGAGGCGGAAGAACTGACAGTCACCCCCAATGAATATCACGATGCGTGGGAGGATATTGTTTATGAATGGTTACACAACCATCACGAAGAACTTAACTTAAAGGAGTGGGAAGAACAAGCGTAGGTAGGTTGGTTTTAGGTCATCGTTGTTCCTACCTACCCCAAGACCCTCATCATTCCGATGGGGGTTTTTTTATGCTCATCTGTGAGGAGGAACTAAAAATTTTATGGAAACTATGTAGATTTTCCTCAACCTTCTCATATTTATCAATAACTAATAAAATAAACATTTAAGACACCCTTGTATTGACAACAAACGAGTGGATTAACCGAAACTACAAAGACCTACTACATATTGTGGAAAACATTGTGAAAGACAGGGGTGATATTGATGACCTTTTTCACTGTGTTATGGAACAATTACTCAAGGGTGGTAAATTGGATGGTATGAAGGACAAGGAGAGGGTCTATTACTTCATTAGAGTTCTCAAGAACAATTATTTTAGTAAAACCTCACCCTACTACTACCAATACAAAAAGAACCCCCACAGAGAAGAATTTAAGGACATTGAGTTTTTTGAACCACAACCTGATGTTGAATACACGGAAGAACTACCAGACATTGAATGGGTCAACAAACAACTGTCCCATTTGGAGTGGTTTGACAGGGACTTGTTCTTATTGTGGATGGAATTAGGGAGTTTAACCGCTGTATCAAGAAAAACAACCATCCCCCTCAATTCGGTGGGGAGGTACATAAACCAAACAAAACAAATGCTAATAAAGAAATGGGAAGACAGAAATTAAGTGAGACCAAAGTTGAGGTGATTAAATACCTCCTTAAAACAAGACAACATAAACACAGTGATATCGCATCCCTGTTTGGGGTTAGTAGATGTCAAATTACCCGTATCGGTAGTGGTAAAAGATGGGACAATATCCAATACCCTGATGAGTTGAGAGGTCAATACCTTTACCTCCGTTATCTAAATGGTAAATTAGATGTAGAATAATATGGAACAACATTTAATTAATGGAGATAGTGCGGAGGTACTAAAAACACTCAAAGATAATAGTGTGGATTTATTAGCCACAGACCCCCCCTATGGAATAGATTTTATGGGTAAACAATGGGATAAAGCATTACCCCCAACAGACATTTGGAAAGAGTGTTATAGGGTATTAAAACCTGGTTCATTCATCGCAGTTATGTCCTCACCAAGAAGTGATGTATTGTATCGTATGATTAAGGACTTGGAAGATGCGGGGTTTGATATGTCGTTCTCACCTATCCTATGGACTTATCATAGTGGGTTTCCAAAAGCGTCAGACACAAGTAAGATGATTGATAAAAGATTGGGCGGTAATGTAAAAAAAAGTAATGCTTTTAAGGGTAGAGGTATAGATAATACCTATAATGGAATATCCCAATCTACACCAATAGGTGAAGAAAGAGATGCGATGAGACATACCCCCGATACAGACCTGGCTAAAAAGTATGAAGGTAGTAAATTAGGTTTCCAACCAAAACCAGCGGTGGAACATATCATTATTGGTATGAAACCACACGGGTCAAAAAGTTATATTGATAATGTATTAAACTTTGAGGCATTACCTGATAATATCAAAATGACTTATCCATTTATTCAAGTTCCAAAACCAGCAAAGAAGGAAAAGAATTATGGTGTTGATAAAAACAACCACCCAACAACCAAACCAGTTAAACTAATGTCCTACATCATCACCCTATTCACAAGGGAGGGGGATTGGGTTATTGACCCGTTCTTGGGTTCAGGAACTACTGGTATTGCGTCCAAACTATTAAACAGAAACTTTATTGGTATTGAAAGAGAAGAAGAATATTTTAATATCTGTGAGGAACGACTATCTGTGGATAGAGATAAACTTATTAAGTTTTTCAAGAAATGAGATACTCAAAGGGAATAATGTGGTTGGATGATTGTAGAATACCTTTCGTAGAAAGTGATAAGGATACTATAAACTTTGATAGACCACGACTACGAGAAAAGAAAGAGTGGGTCTATGGACTTGGAACTACTTGGGAAAACGATGAGGTTAAAGAATATAACCAACAAGGTAGATTTACCCCCAACCTACTTGTCTGTGATGATATGTTGAACGATGGTAGTGTGGTTCAGTATAACAAGACAAGAGTTGATAATGGTTCTTATTTGGGGGGACACAGGGAAGAGTTTGTGGGGACAGAGAATAACCCGATTGTAAATAAAATAAAAGGTCAGTTCTTCAGTGATAAAGGAACAAATAGTAGATACTACGATTTAGACCTATGGTTTGATAAAATGATAGAGAGTTTATGAAAAAGACAAAAACAAATACAAATAGTTCAACCTTCAGGGTTAAACCAAAAGTCAGTAGACCTGGTGTTCACGCTAAAACCAAGACATCAAGGCATAAAGACAGTAGAAATTACAAGAAATTGTCCAGAGGACAAGGATAAACCATATATTAAATAAAGTGACTTATGAGTTGTGAGAAATGTAAAAACAAGGTAAATGATACCACATTGAATACCACCCCCAATTATACCATTGAGGAACTACAAAGGGCGTATGAAATGGGGGATAGACCGTCATATACCAACGATGAACACGCTTGGTATTACAACCTATACAACAGGGTGTTCAAAGCAAACAAAATTCCTGGTTGTGGTAAGTGTTTTGCTAACATCAGGAAACAACTATCCACAAGATATAAAGCGGAAAAAGGTATTCTATAATGAGTAATTACAGACCAGGGCCTGGTAGACCAAAGGGAGCACAAAAAACTGACGGATTTGTTATGAAAAAGATGACAAAGGTGGAGGTTGAGGCATTCCTGAAGGAGAGCACCAAGTTGGTCATAACCAAACACTATTCTTGGACTGAATACATTGAGTGGTGTAGAAACCAAGGCATCTCCAAAGAACAAGCGGGGGTGTATTGGAAACGAGTATGGGAGATGGTCAAAGAGAGGTTTAGATTAGAGAAGGACAAATTGGTGGATAAACACCTTCAGTCCTATTGGGATATCCACACCCAAGCAATTGAGAGTGGGGATTTGTCCAATGCTCGTCAGACCCTTGACGCCATCGCTAAATTACAGGGGTTAAATGAACCTGATAAGATAGACCTAAAGAGTTCTACCACCATTGAGTTCAAATTTGGGGACGAAGAATAATGAGTTCTACGACACTTAAAGTAAAAGGGTTTACTCCACACCCCGACCAAAGGGATAAAATTAACCAGATACAAAAAGAAGGGGTTAAATACATAGTCCTGACCACAGGTCGTCAGTGGGGTAAGACCCTATTAGCCCAAAACCTCATCTTAAAATGGGCAATTGAGACCCCCAACCAAGTGTTGATGTGGGTCAGTCCTGTTTATTCACAAGCCAGAAAGGTTTTTACCTCCATTGTAAACGCCACAATAGATAGTGGGTTGGTAAAAGACAGTCACAAAACCAACTTTACCATCACATTTGTAAACGGTAGTGTTATCCATTTCAAGTCAGGGGAGAGACCTGATACTTTGAGAGGTTTTACATTGGACTATTTGGTCGTGGATGAGGCTGCGTTCTTAAGAGATGATGTGTATAACCTTGTATTGAAACCCACCATTATGGTCAGGGGTAAAAAAGTGTTGTTTATATCAACCCCCAAAGGTAAAAACTACCTGTATTCTATGTCCATCAGGGGTACCGATACAGAACAGGGACAATATTTACACCTCAAGGGTAGTTCCTACGATACACCGTTCATTTCACAGGATGAATTGGATGAGGCAAAAAAGTCATTACCTGAAGACATATTTCGTCAGGAGATATTGGGTGAGTTTATTGACAGTGGGGGTGAGGTATTCGTGGACATTGACCGTTATTGTGTATTGACCAGTTACCAACCCAAGAAAGACAAGATGAAATATTGGGCTGGTGTGGACTTTGGTAGACAAAATGACTACTCGGTGTTGTCCATTTTTGATGAGAACGGAACGATGGTGTATTTCTATCGTGAAAGACAAAAAGCGTGGAGTGAAATTATTGGAAAAATTGGTGAAAAATTAAGAGAATACGATGCGATGTGTCAGGTTGAGGTCAACAGTATTGGTGATGTTCTGTTTGAGCAATTAAAACAGAAGTATCCAAAGGTAGAACCGTTCGTTACCACCAACGCATCCAAGCAAAATATCGTGGAGGACTTTATCTATGCCACCAATGAGGGTAAAATTCAACTACCAAACCAAGAATTAAACCCCCAACTCTACAACGAGTTAAAAACATTTACCTATGAGTATTCATTAAAGACCCGTAAGATATCCTACGGAGCAATTGATGGGGCTCACGATGACATTATTATGTCTATGTGTATTGGGTATAACACACTAAAAGAAAGAAAACAAAAGGGGTCGTATTACATATATTAACCCCCACAAAAATTTATATTTTAATTTATGGAGAAACACTACATTGTCTACGAAGGACAGGAATACGAGGTCGGAGAACCTACCGTTGAGTTGTGGAACAAATTAACCCTGTTAAAAGACCTGTATGAAGACAAAGAGTTCTCAATGATGCTCATCTCCATCGCTACAGGTTTGAGTATGGAGGACATCAGAAATGCGGAGTGGGAGAGTGTGTATGAAACCTCCAATTATTTAGCCGACTATTTCCTAAAACACAGTGAAAAATTCTATAAGGACTTTGAGTTTGAGGGGGTAAAATATGGGTTCATAGATTTAGAGAACCTGACCTTTGGTGAGTTCATTGATATTGAGGAGTTCTTGGGTAGACCCGAGGCAAAAAGGAATAGTGAATTAAACCTATTATTGGCTCTTCTATACAGAGAAGTAGGTGAGGACGGTAAGGTTGTCCCCTACGATGCGACAAAGGTCAAAGACCGTAGTAATTTATTTAGAAAACTCCCGATAAAATACATCTCGGCTTGGCGTTTTTTTTTTCATTTAGAAACCATATTACGGGAAAGTACCCGCTCATCTTTACACAGGGTGATGTACCAGTTGAAGTGGAGGGTGAAAAGTCATTTGAGGGCTTTTGGGGTTGGTATGGAACGCTTGTATATTTATCTGGTGAAAACATACTCAAAATTAACGAAGTGGCGAGCAAAGGACTTTTAGAGGTCTTGAACTTTTTGACCTATATGAAAGACCTGAATATGTTGAGAGAACGAGAATTAAAAAAACAAATGAATAAGATATGAATTTTTTGAATTTCAAGAACATTATTGACGACCTAAAAACCCTTGAGTATTACCACAAACAACTCAATAGTTTTGGTGTTGGTGATGTTAAACAACTTATTTATCTTACTCAACAAAGAGACAAACAGCCGAACACCACAGAGTGGAAAGCCCCCATCTACCCATTGATGTATGTGATACCTGTGGGGGTTCAACAATATGACAATTATGTAACCTACAGGTTGAATGTTCTGATATGTGATATTATGAACACAAACAACTACGACATTGAGGTAGATTTGTGGAGTTCAACCCTTCAGATAGCACAGGATATTTTGGCACAATACAAATATTCTGTCAGTCAACAGTTGGGGAATTACCAGTCAAAATATGACCTGACTTTACCAACCAATATCACACCATTCAGTGAGAGTTATGATGATATTCTGGTTGGATGGAACTTGGAGTTAAACCTTCAGGTGGATATGCCATTGGATAGATGTATTGCTCCATTTGACCCTTGGCCAGTAAGTCCTACCCCAACATCTTCTATTACCCCTACAATTACTCCTACACCGACAATTACACCTACTACCACCACAACCCCCACAACAACTCCTACGACCACTCCTACCCCAAGTCCTGAAGTATCACCATCACCGACTACAACACCTACAACGACACCTACCACCACCCCGACTACAACTCCAACCACAACACCAACGGTTACACCTACGACCACAACAACACCTACAATTACCCCAACTACATCACCAACTCAAACCCCTACGGTTACCCCAACTAAAACGGCAACACCGACGCCTACACCTACTTTGACCCCTACACCTTCACCTGTCAATAATTATATTTTATATGAAACAGGGGATGTTATGGAGGCTGAAAATGGAGACCTAATTGAATATCAAACTTAAAAAAAACTAATATGGCTAATGTAAAAATATCAGCACTACCAGTAACCACCACTACCACCGTAAATGACTACTTGGTAAAAAATAATTCAGGTGAAACAACCACCAACAAAGTCCTAATAAGTAATGTATTGGGATTAACAAAAGGGAGTGGTGCCGACAGTATTAAGTCCGCATCCTTTTTATCAACCACCCCCGCCACATCAACGGGTCAGAGTTCTGTCGCTATCGGTGATGATAGTGAAGCAAACGCTGACTACGCAACCGCATACGGATTTAGAGCCGAGGTATTTGATAGTGTCCGTGTCTATGGAACGGCATTAGGGGCATATACTCGTGTGGCTCAATACTCAACCGCAGTGGGTTATAACTCACTTGGGGTTGGTGCTTTTTCTGCGGCGTTTGGTGGTGGTCAAGCATCAGGAGGTAATGATGTCGCAGTTGGTAGGGAGGCATCCTCACAAGGAAGTGGGTCTGTTGCTATTGGTTATCAAGCATCAGCAACGGCAAACAATAGCACTGCGATTGGTAGAGGGTCAATAGCGGATATGTTAAATTCTGTAGCAATAGGGTATAATGTTAATACCAAATACTCGGGAGCCACGGCTACGGCTGGTTTAGATACTAATGGTAATGTCACAGATAGTTGGTATTTAACCCCCGATGTGAGTAATACTTTTAACGCTAATTTTAACATCACATCAACTCAAAAAATTATATTAGATGCTAACTCAACTTTGTCTTTAACCAACCTCCGAGATGGGGGTAAATACAGGTTATTGTTTGAGAATACAGGGAGTTATAACCTTACATCAGTTACCGCTACTCTTGAAAATGGAGGAACCCCCAATGTTTATTACAACGGAGGAAATAGAGCGAACTTAACACATAACAGTCAGGATATTTGGTATTTGGATGTTATATCAGACAAAGTTTATGTTACCCAATTCTCTAATTACGCATAAAAAATAACACAAAAAATTAAAAATTATGATAAGTCAAAATATTGAACCAATTACCAAGACACTTTACACTATGAACATCCTTCAAGTGAGTGTTAATTTAGATAATTCAGCACGAATTGTTGCTGAACTCACCAACTCTGTGGACACTACTATCGGGTACAATTTGTATATGGATAGTGAGGCATACTCACAATGGGGTGATAGTGATGAATATGTCATCCAATGGGTTATGTCTCAATTGGGAGTTCAACCAGTAGAATAATATGGACGAGAGTTTACAAGAATTTCTACAAATTTGGGGAGATAAGACGGTCAATGAGTTAAAATTCAGATTGGCACAGTCCTATTCCTATGCTCCTGGTTTTAACGGGGACGCATACTCTAATGGTAGAAAAGGAACATATAAGGGTCAGTCAATGAGGGGTGAAGCCCCCAAGTCAGCACCCAACTCTGCCTTGTATAACTCTATTCAGGGACAAGTCACTGCGGATGGATTTGAGATATTAATGAACTCATATTGGGAGTATGTCAACTATGGTGTATATCCAAATGAAAAATATGTTAGAGTAAAAGGTGAGAAACAAACACCACGAGGGGGTTCATCACCCTTTATATCATCCCTTCAACAATGGGGGCAAAGAAAACTCGGGTTGGATAGTAAAGACGCACTCGGGATGGCATTTGCTGTGAGACAAAATATATTTAAGTTTGGTATCGCAGGCACAGGTTTTTTTGAAACCGCTTTAGGTAACATAGAAAGCGAATTTGAGGTCGCACTTGATGAACAAATGGGTAGGTCTATAAGTGAGTTTTTTGATAAAATTTTTACACAAAATATTGAATAATGTCTATTACATTTTTACAACAACCTTTAGATTATACACCCTCCAATGCTCAACACGCATATAATGTCATTTCTACCCTATCTGGTAACACTGACTTTAGATATGTGGTTGATATTTGGTTTAACCCCCAACAGACCACCGCAGAGAAGGTGGCGAGAGTTAAAATTGCTCCTAATACTTTTGGTGTTGGTATTGTAGATATTGGGGATATTGTAAAAAACTATATTAAACCAAACCCAAGAAGTGAAACCCCTCAAGCCTATGGTGATGGAAACTATCAAACCACCACGCCTAACGGGCTCATCATCAATGCTCAAAAGGACTATAACGGAGCATCGTTAATTCCGTCCAACGCATTTAACACCAATACCTCTTATGAGTATCTAAACCACATCGCAGAATACCGTATTATTGTTGGTGAGGAATACACAACCTCATCGGGTACAACATTGGTTATTTGTGATGACCCTGCCGTACCCCCATCCACAATTCAATACGACACATACTCGGTTCCTACATTTTATCCTGGTGACCCTAATACCATTGCTTGGGAGTTCGCAGCCACAAACCCATCGTGGGGAACACCTGTTAATGATGGATGGACTTATTACCATTATTCTGTTGGTAATACTTTAATTGCCAGTGCGACATCTACTTCATCAACGGGTCTTTATACCGCTGATTTTGAACCCCTACCTGAAGACATTTTTTACCTATATGAAAACGCCACAGGTTGTCTATTGACCTTCCTTTGGCAATGTGCCGCTTGTGAATTGAGTGGTTGGAATTTTATATCCAAGAATTGTCCCGCTTGTTATACAAGTTTGGGGGATATTATAACCATTTGGCCTGGTGTTCAAGAGAACAAAACCAACTACAATTACAATAACATCTATTGGAGTGGTAATACCAACGGACAAAACAATTTTAAGTATTGGGAGCAATACCAATATGAGTTCCAAGAACTCACTGGTATCACCAAAAATACCCCCGCAGAGTTCTTAACAACCTTCGGTGATGAGTTGTATACCATTGATGTAACATTGGGGACTGGTACCACCTTAAATTCAAGGGTGAGACGCAGAAGCCATCACTACCAATGTCCAATTTTATTGTCTTATTTCTACAGGGACTTTCAAGATGTGTTAGCATCCCCAACCAATTTTTATAATGTGGTTGTAACGGGTGATACAAGTTCAAATTCTTATGACAATTCAACCCCCACAATTCTAACTCCAACGGCTTTGGCATCCACATTTGATACAAGACCGTCAAATAGAATTATGTATTCAACAATGAGGGGTGGTATTGTTCAACCTGATAGAAAAGTATTGACTTGGATAGGTGATGGAACGACCCTAAATGACAGGGTTAGTGAAATGACCGAGTGGTATATCTATGGTGATGACTGTATGTCAGACCCTCAACATTTCCTTTTCTTAAATTCTCAAGGGGTTTGGGACACTTATACATTTGACAGAAAAAACATCAAGACCTATGAGAAAGAAAACTCATTTTATGGTCAGGGTGTGATTAGAAATAGTCCTGTTTATAACCCATTTTTTTACTCACAGAGAGACACAATTTACGACCAAACCGTAGTGGAGGTCGTGGAGGCTCAAAGTAATTTTATGGATGAAAACGAGAGAAAAATTGTGGAGCAATTATTCTTATCTACCTCTGTTTATCTTATCAAGGACATCAACTATTTTGATGATGGGGCACCACTATATGAAAAAACCCCCTATCTAATTCCTCTTGTAATTGTGTCAAATTCACTTCAAGAATATAAACAAAGATACAATAAATTGTTCCAATATACCCTTACTTATAGGTATAACCCGAACCAATTATTCCGTAGTAACCTATAATGTTATATTTAAGAACCATAATTAACGGTGAAAAAAGGTTTATTGACCTATACCCTGATGAGGATATCTTCACGGACTATTCCTTTGCTGAAATTCAGGATGTAACGGTTAAAAATTCACCCTACACCAAGTCATTTACCATACCTGGTAGTAAGAATAATAATGATATTTTTCAACACTACTACAACTTTAACAGCGCATTGACGGACTATGATGTCCGTAATGTCTTTGAGGCATCCTTTGAGGTTGATGGTTATGAGATATTCACAGGTTATTTGCGTTTGGAGAACGCCAATATCACCGTTACAGAGGTTCAATATAATGTGGTTTTTTACTCACAGGTGGGGTTATTATCCGCCGACATAGGGGATAAGGTTCTCGCTCAATTAAATTTCTCTGGTCTATCATTTCCATACTCACCTGATATCGTCATAGATACCCTTTATGACCAGGACTTTAGTGGTAATACACAACCATTGGGGACTGAATTGATGTATATGTTGGCAAACTACGGTTATGACTACGATGATGACCTAAATATTATATCAGGTTCAACCCCCATCATTGACTACAGGAGCGGTTCTGTACCAGGTTATTTTGACTACATTGGTTCACCATTGAGATACTATTATTTGAAGCCTGCGGTTCAGGTAAAATGGTTGTATGAAAAGATATTTTCTGAAGCGGGGTATACCATCAACTCTGACTTTTTTGATACAGCATATTTTAAGAGGTTCTTTTTACCGTTTACCTTCTCAAGTGATAGTTTATACCTCAACCAGTCAATTGTCCCTAAATTTCAATTCATAAATGATGGTAGAAATTTGGGTAGTATCGTTACCTCATCCACCACTTGGACTGATTTAACCACTTTAACAACCACAAATGTGGAGAGGGTATCTCAATTACCTGAAATTGTTAATGATATCAATGCTCACGCCTACTCAATTTGGTCGTTTGTTGTCCCTGCGGAGGGTAACTACCAAATTAAATTAACTTATGGTGGATATAACCCTGAAATATATGACCCATTTTTTCCAAATAACCAAGCGGTTGTTAACATTAAGTTCAACCAAATTGAACTTGGGGGTCATAATGGAACAAGCGGTACCACCATCTTTGAACCACAACCCATTACGGTCTATCCAAACGGAGCGTGGCTTCAGTCATACACCTTCAACGCATATTTAGCCACCAATTTTGACTACGCAATTGATGTGGATTTGAACATATCCGCATTTGCTGGTATTCTAAACTACGCAGAGTTAGAAATATTGGATGGGCCTAGGTATGTTTTGGGTGATGTGGACTTGGCGAAGGAATTACCCCTAACTGAAGGTAAACAAATTGACTTTATTTCGGGTATCAACAAGAGGTTTAACCTCGTTGTATGTCCTGAACCTGGTGAAAAAAATGTGTTCCGTGTTGAACCCATTGTTGACTACATTGGTAAGGGTAATGTCTTGGATTGGAGTAGAAAAATTGACTACAACGAGACCATCAATATATCCCCCACGACCTCTGTTATCAACGGGACATTCTATTTTTCAGCACAACCTGATGAGGACTATGGTAATACCGAGTTTACCAAGACCACAAATAACCTCTATGGGACACAATATGTTCAATTACAGACGGACTACAAGAGTGAAACCACAGAGTTCAATGACGGGTTTGCCAATGCGGTTGATGATGTCCTACAAAACATCAACACCCCCAATATTACCATCCCTGTTTACTACATCACCCGTGAAGAAAACAATGAGGGAACACCTGAATTATTCTACAACGCTCGTAAGACAGTCCCTCGTATCATATTCAGGGGAGTGAATTTACCAGCATTTAATGTGGGGTATTACAACAGCACAGGAACGACCTATACAAACTCATTCTACATTGAGACAAGAAATGTAGATATGTTCCCTGTGTTAAACAGGTTCACCACATACCCATTTGGACTGACTGGTTTTACCCACGCTGTAAACTTTAACAAGAGACAAAAGTTCAACAGATTTGAGTATGACTTTTCGTGTTATGAGGATTTGTATGATGTCTACTATGAGGACTATGTTCAGGACTTAACCAGTAGTGATAACAGGATATTGGTTGGTAAATTCTACCTCCTACCTGAAGAACTCGCAGCCTTGAGGGGTAATGAAAAAATATTACTCAACGGAAACTATTACCGTATCAATAAAATTAACCAATTTAATTTAAGTAGACCATCTACCACAGAAATTGAATTAATTAAATTAACGAGAGAATATGAACCCCATAGAACCCGTTATTTTAAGTTGGTGAATTGTGCCACTCCGTTGGATGTGAAGTATGGTAATACCGACTTGAATTTTACCCTATGGGCTTATGTCGGTAAGAAGATAAAAATTGGGGAGTATTGTTATACCATTTTAAGGGATGACTACCGTGATAATGTGGTTTATGAGAGGTTTACAACGACCTTCCAAACCAACTCATTTTTACCGTTGTTCTATGATGACTGTAATTGTTTGGCTCCATTGAATTCAGTTGATGTGTATGATGAATTGGCTTGTTCAGTTCCTCAACCTACCCCTGTTATTCCGACTGGTGATACCTACTACTATTACATCGTTTGTAAGTGTAATGAACCTGCGTGTATCCTCGCTCGTTCAACCAATGTCTACCCCCTCAATAAGGTGGTTCAGGTTGGATTTACGAGCACTTGTTATGTTATTGATAGTTACACCACCATTGTCAATACAAACGACATTACAGCCGTGTTTGATGACTGTCCTGAATGTGAGGCTAACGCTCCTACTCCGACACCTACGACAACAAGAACCCCAACACCTACGCCTTCACCAACTAACCCATATTGTAATTGTCTTAACTTTAGAGCATACAATGAGGGTGACCTTCCTGGTTTTGTTATCTATGAAGAGTGTAATGGTGGGGTTGTTAAGAAAAATATTTCTCCATTCCAATTCTATGACTTTTGTGCTTGTGAGGATAGTGTATTCCCAAGTGATTTGGTTCTCATTAGTAATAATGGTGCGTGTATCCAACCTACCCCAACAAGAACGAGCACACCAACTCCGACCAAGACCCCAACGGCAACACCAACGCCTACACCAGGTTTAAGTCCTACACCTACAAGAACTCCGATTAAAACTCCTACTCCGACACCTTCGTCAACACCAGGTTCTTGTATTTGTACCCAATACATCGTTCAGAACGAAGAGAACTTTAGCACAACGGTATACTACACCGACTGTTATGGTGTTCCAAGAACCATTCTGTTAGGTGCGTTCACGGGAACTGAATTATGTGCTTGTGAAGGAACGGTTATTAGTGAAACAGATATTACTATTACAGAAGTAGGGGCTTGTATTCCTGTAACCAGAACTCCGACACCTACGCCTACCCCCACTTCATCACCTGTTGGTGAACCAAATGTATACTTCGTAAGAGAGGTTACAAATTGTACCACAGGAGCGGCTGTAGGTGATGTGTATAAAGCGGCAAGTTTCACATCATACCCCATTGGAACATTTGTCAATTTATCGGCTGTCCCATCAACCAATTGTGCGTTCAAGGTTATTAGTGTAACCACAGGAGCATATGATGATGTGATATCAGGTAGTTGTGGAACGAGTGTACCAGTATCGTGTTGTTGTTAATTATATTTTAAGAAAACTAACCTATGGCTGAAAAAGTAATATCCTATAAAGTAAAAGTTGTTGACGAAAGTGGACAGGTTGTAGATAAACTCGCAACCACATTTACCGACCTTAAAAAGTCGGTGGGGGACTTGGAGAATGAGTTACAGAATACCGAGTTCGGTAGTGAACAATTCAAGGAACTACAGAAAGAATTAAAGAACTCCAAAGGAGCAATGAAGGAGGCTCAAGAGAGCACCGTATCATTGGGTGAAAAGTTCTCGGCAATACCAGGCCCTGTGGGTCAGGTATCACAGTCAGTTCAGGGTTTAGGGACGGCATTCAAGGCTCTAATTATGAACCCTGTGGGTGCGGTCATTGCGGCTATTGCGGCTGTGTTTGTGACCTTCTATAAAGCGTTGACCTCAACGGAGAAAGGTCTGTTCGCACTCAATACCGTGATGAGTGCTTTTTCAGGTTTATTGTCCCCCATCATAACCTTATTACAGGATATGGCGTTGGTTATTGTGGATGGTATCCTATCAGGTATCACCGCTCTACAAAATGGTTTAGAAGCGTTGGGATTTGACCAATTTGCTAAAGCAAGTAGGGACGCTACGGCTCTTGCCAAGTCAATTAACCAAGTGGAAGAAGCCGAAGGTGATTTGGCTGTTGAAAGAGCAAAACAAAACAAGTTATTGACCGAGGCAAGGGAGATATTGGCTGATACCAATGTCCCATTAAAGGACAGAAAGAAGGCTCTGGCGGAGGTTAAAAAGAGTGAAGAGGACTTGGCTGCGAAAGAGGTCAAGTTAAGTGAACAGAGGTTAAAAAATATCCGTGAGGAAATTAGATTAAAAGGTGCCAGTAAGGAGTTAAACGACAAGGAAGAGGCGGCACTTATCCAATTATACAATACTCAACAGTCACAGGCTGCGGTTCGTAGAAAAAACATCAAGGCTGAAGCCGCATTGGACAAGGAAGCCGAGACGGCAAGGAAAGAAGCCGCTGCGGCTGCGAAACAAAGAGAAAAAGACCGACTTGCGGCTATTGAGGAGAAGAAGAAAAAACAGGAGGAGGCACGAGTATTTGAACAGAACCTGAATTTGTCTTTAATTACTGATGAAACTGCGAAGGCTCAAAAGACAATTGAGATACAAAAAGAGGCTCTATTGAAACAAATTGACCAATTGGCTGTC